AAGAGTCTCAACCGATTTGCCGAAGAAAGTTTTATTACGCATTACACAGCGAAAAAGCTGTTAACGCACGGGCTGAATGAATACTGCATCATGGCCGGCTGGGGGGATCAGCTGCGCGCTTGACAGTATTTAAGAATTACAGTACCTTTAAAACAGAATGAATTTTTGCGTCTAAAGCGCGAAGATAACTTATAGACCCTCGTACCGTCTCTGTCTTCATGCATGCGGCGGGGGTAATAATACGAACAACACCCGCCACGCCTCTGACAAAAGCGCACCCAGGCGGGTTTTTTATGCACGGCCCCGGATGTCCCTGCTTTGAGCACACTACCGGGGCTTTTTGATTCAAGCGAAAGTATTTGAGGGTTATAAAAAATGGGCAAGCCGGCGCATGAGCCGACAGACGAATTGCGCGAAAAGGTAACGTTTCTCTGTATTAACGGACTGGACCACGAAAAAATTGCCTCAGCGATTGGCGTGTCCGAGAACACCCTGCGCAAGCATTACAGGCACGAGCTGGATAATGCGCGCAACGAGAAAAACGCCTGTGTCGCCAGTAGCCTTTATCAAAAAGCGATTAACGGCGATGTCGCTGCGCAATGCTTCTGGTTGAAGACCCGTGCGGGGTGGAAGGAAACAATCGTTCAGGAAAACCGGGACTTAGACAAAAAGATTATATTCGAGACCGATGAAGATAACCCTGACGAAACCGCAGAGTGAGTTTGTCAGGTGCAACGATATGTTTCCGGCAATGGTGGCCGGTTACGGGTCGGGCAAGACCTACGCGGCGATATGGCGCGCGCTGCGTTTCAAGTTCCAATACCCCGAACAGAATATCGCGTACTACCTGCCGACCTATGATCTGGTAACGCAGATTGCCTACCCAAACTTTGCCGATGCGCTTGAACGGATACAGGCACCCTATCAGATAAACCGGGCGGACAAGGTGATCCATGTTGAGGGCAACGGCCAGATCATTTTAAGGACAATGGACAGGCCTGAACGGATTGTCGGTTACGAAGTTGCGGATTCACTGGTTGACGAGCTAGACACTTTGCCGGTTGATAAGGCGGCGGATGTCTGGCGCAGGATTATCGCCCGAAACCGGACAAAGAAGCCGGACGGGAAACATAACACCGTCGGCGTTGCCACAACTCCGGAAGGTTTTCGTTTTGTTTACGAGAAATGGCAGCGCGATCCAATGCCGGGCAGCCGGATCATTAAAGCGTCAACCTATTCCAACCGTAAGAATTTGCCGGACGGATACATACAGGCCTTAAAAGATACATACCCGTCCAATATGCTCAGTGCTTATCTGGACGGGGAGTTCGTCAACCTGACGCAAGGCACGGTTTATGCAGAGTATGACCGGGATCTGAACGCAACGGACGCGGTTATAGAAAGCGGCGAGACGCTTCATATCGGCATGGACTTTAATGTCGGGCAGATGGCGGCAGCGGTTCATGTGCTGCGTAATGGTTTGCCCCATGCGGTTGATGAAATTATCAACGTGCTGGATACACCGGCACTGATACAGACAATCAAACAACGTTACCCTGGCTATAAAATTATGGCCTACCCGGACGCATCGGGAAAATCGCGCAAAAGCGTTAATGCGTCGGAATCGGATATTGCGTTGCTCAGACATGCCGGGTTTACGGTCTGCGCACATCAGGCCAATCCGTTCGTTAAGGACAGGGTGACAGCCTTTAACCGCCTTCTGCATCACGAGGGTGCGCGAAAATACAGGATCAATATTGACCGCTGCCCGCATCTTGTCGAGGGGTTGGAGAAGCAGGCTTACGACAAAAATGGCGAGCCGGACAAGACAAGCGGGCTGGACCACGTTATTGATGCGGCTGGTTATTTCGTCGCCTACAAGTTCCCGGTGCGCGGGACAATGCAAACAACGAGAATTGGAGGCATTTAGTGCCGGTGGACTCAACACATCCCGAATACGATAAGCGCGCGCCGCAATGGCGTGTCATGCGCGATGTCATAGGTGGGCAGGACCGCATTCACGAATCCGGGACGCAATATCTGCCGAAACTGGGCGGCCAGACGGATAAAGAATACAAGGCTTACAGAAACCGTGCGGATTTCATCGGCGCGACATCACGGACGCTGGATGCCATGACGGGGTTAATGTTTCGCAAGCCCGTGCAGACGGATGTGCCGCCGGCACTAGAGCCGTGGCTTGAAGATCTGGATCTGGCGGGGACGGACATGCAGGGTCTTATGGAAGGGCTTGCCGAAGAACTGATTACAACGGCGCGTGTCGGCATACTGGTGGATTATCCTCGAAGGGAGGCGGAAGTTTTACCCGCAGCGCAGGCCGAGCGCATGAATATAAGGCCGTATTTAACGGTTTACTCTGCTGAGAATATTATCAATTGGCGTATTGAGCGGGTCGATAACGCGCAGAAGCCGGTCATGGTCGCCTTGCATGAGACCGAAGAGCTTATTAAGGACGGTTTCGAGCGCGAAAGCGTTGACCAGATACGTGTGCTGGCTCTGGAAGAAGAGGGTTATATACAGCGCATTTATCGCTATGACGATCAGATTAAAGACTGGATACAGGTTGACGAGATTATCCCGCTGATTAACGGCCAGCGCATGAATTTTATACCGTTTCTGGTTTACGGCCCTTCGGGGCAGGGTTTCAAGACCTGCAAGCCGATTCTTAAAGATCTTGCCGATCTGAATTTATCGCATTACCGGTCTAATGCCGATCTTGAACACGGGGCGCATTTTACCGGATTGCCGACCCCTGTTGTGACGGGTCATGCACTTGAAGACGGTCAGAGCCTTGAGATCGGTTCCGGCACGGCATGGGTGTTCCCGGATAGCGGCGCGAATGCGTTTTATCTGGAATTTTCCGGCAAGGGTCTGGACGCACTGGAAAAGCGCGTTGAGAAAAAAGAGTTTCAAATGGCCGCTATGGGTGCGCGGTTGCTGGCCCCTGAAAAGCGCATGGCCGAAGCGGCAGAGACGGAAGTAATACGCCGGGCCGGGGAAAATTCTGTCCTTGCCTCAATCGCTGTTGCGTTGTCGGGCATGATGACGGATGCGCTTAATCTCATGGCAAGATGGGCTGGTGCGCCGGAAGAGGCCAGCACACAGGTTAACCGCGACTTTATCCCGACGCGCATGTCCGCGCAGGAATTGACGGCCTGGACGCAAGCCGTGCAGGCCGGGCAGATCAGCCAGCAGACCTATTTTGAAGGGCTGAAGGCCGGTGAAATGGTGCGCGACGATCTGGAGTTTGAAGAAGAGCAGGAGCGCATAGCCGATCAACCCCCGGCCCTTTCGTCATTCGGAGGCGTGAATGCCTTCGGAAACCAGTAAAGTATTTCTTGACCGCTCGGTCAGTCATCAGATCGGCCTGATACGGGTGCAGACAAACACAACGCAGAAAATGATTGCGCTGGTTAATCGTGTCGAGGATGACATTGTGCAGCGTATGCAGGGCGCAACCGATCTGACCCGCGCAAGGCTTGAAACGCTTCTGGGTGATGTCCGGGAGCTGCATACGGATCTTGAGCGCGAACTACGCAAGCAGATGACCGGCGAGATGGAAGATATAGCCGATTTCGAGGCCGGATATCAGCGCAAGAATATATTAACCGCAGCCGGTGCGGAGATTAACAGGCCAAACGCCGCAACGCTTAAGGCGGCTGCGCTTTCAAGGCCGTTTCAGGGCAAGATATTGCGCGAATGGACGCAGGAACTGAGTGCGGCAAGCTTTACCCGGCTACGTGATCAAGTTCGCATTGGTTTTGTAGAAGGGGAAGGCACAGACCGGATTATTCGCAGGGTACGCGGAACACGCGGGGCGCGGTTTCAGGATGGTGTTATGCAGACCACGCGCAGGCAGGCCGAGGCGATGGTCAGAACAGCCGTCAACCATACAGCGACATCAGCGCGCGAAGAAGTGTTCAGGGCCAATGACGACATCATTAACGAGGTTATGTGGGTTGCCGTGCTGGATTCCCGGACTTCGCCGATATGCCAGAGCCGGGACGGGCAGACATATCCTTTGGACAAGGGCCCCAGACCGCCAGCACACCCGAATTGCAGATCGACAACTTCGCCGGTGCTGCGCGGGGAAAGCCCGCCCGATAAAACGACATTCGGGGAATGGTTGAAGCGGCAGGATAAAGAAACGCAGGAGGACGCGCTGGGCGTGGCCAAAGCAAAGCTGTTCAGGCAGGGCAATCTGAACATTGAAAAATTCACCGACCGTCAGGACCGGCCCTTAACGCTGGATCAGTTGCGGCAACGTGAAGACGACGCCTTCAGGCG